CCTATCCAACTGTACGCTTGTCCTTGATAACGATAAACATCTGCATCTCGTTCCAAGAATCCAAATTCAATCTTTGCTCCACTAGGGAACTGCCATAACTTTTCTACTTCTTTAAACTTAGCACCCTTAAATGCTATCGGATAAAGCTCACGAGACTTATCTATTAGTTCTCGTAGTTCTGGCATAGACCTTCTTAGTATCAAAGCTCTGTGCTCTGAGAAGTGACAGTATCGCAATGGGTCTATTAACATTGCAAAACTTTTACCACCACCTGCCGCACCACCGTAAAGAACATCCTTCTCACCTGCGGCAAGAAAGTCTGTCTGCGGTCCTTCGTTTGGCATAAAAGCCACATGAGAACCAGTGCTATCTAAATGTTGTTGTATAGTATCAGGTAACTCTTTGGTTTCTGATTCTGTTAAAACATTAGATGTTAAAACTTTCTCTTCTTTGTCAAATTCTTTTTTGACTCTTGCTAAACTTCTTGTTAGCTTTTGAACTTTCTTATTCTTCTTCTGTAATTTATTCTTAGCCTGTAAAGCCAACTTCATGTCAGAAAGTTCTGAATTTTTAGGTCTACCTGATTTTAATCGGGGAGTACCATCTTTCTTTAGTATATAACTCCCATCTGGGTTTGTCAAGTACTTTTTTGATTTATCTACCATATAGTTTATCTACGTGCTTTTTTAATCCTGGTCTAGACATCTTACGTCCTGTTTCTGCTTCTAACCAGTCTACTCCAATACCTAGACTAATTTCTCCATGAAAGACTGCTTCAGATACTTCTTTGAGTACCTGTAACTCTTCATCTATAGGCTTTAAGAAAGAACCAGCTTCTTCTTCTAACTCATATCCAAAAGGTATGGTTGAGGATGTTCTGGTAATATACCCATCTCTCATTTTACTTTCCTATACTTCCTAACTTTCTTTGCTACTTTAGCTGGTTGCTTAGAGTGTTGCTTTCCTTTGGCTGTATCTGCTCTTTTCTTTCTTGTTGTTTTTGCGTACTCTGAAGATGAAAGTGCACTAATCGCCTTCTTCGGGAGATATCTCTCACCTGTCTCAGACGATTTCTTACCACTCTTAGTTGTCCATTTCTGTTTTGTCCAAGCCTTAAGACTTTTTTGTGGTTTTTTTAGTTTTGACATTTTTCTTAGCCTTTGGTGTTTCTTTAACTAAACATTTTTTAAATATTTTTGCATATCCTTTATTAACATCTGATATCCATTTTGTTACATATTGTTTACATTTGTTGTATATGTTTCTTATTTTATCCATCATTTATAGCCACCTCCAGCGGCTTTGTATTCTTTTGCTAAAAGCTGGGCTTTTCGAGCAGACCATTGTCCAGACTTACCACCTCGTGTGCCAGATTTAATCTTCTCGAAAAGTCTCTTACGCATACTTGGCTTGGTATAGTTCCCAGCTTTGTTGACCGTAGATTTACTTTTTGGTTTCTTTTTTGTCGGCATTTTTTCTCCCAAAGATTTTATCCCAGTTGTCGGCGTATTGTTTAGAGTGTATGTTTACTCTAGGCTTAGAGCCTTTACCACCGTCACTAGTTTTATATATACTTCTACGTAGTGGCACACTATTCTTACTATCGTCTGAACCTATTTGTGCCATACTACCACTTCACTTTATCAGCCCAATATGCGGCTGACATCTTACCTTTAGCGATGTTCTTTCCGTGTCTCGCTTTAAAAGACTTCCTTTTAGCTTTCATTCTAGCTGATTCTCCTGCTTTAGGAGCACCTGCTGTCTTTGCACCCTTCTGACCAAAACGTATTGTTTTAATCTTATCACCTTCTTTAGCCACTACAATGTGTGACTTCTTAGGATGACTAGGTGTTCTCTTAGGTTTGTTGAACCCAGAGACTCCTGCTCGTTTTAATCTACTATCTTTTTCTTTTGGCATTAGTTCTCTACCTCCTGATATGTAACATCTTCAGCCTCAATAACTACTGGAGCTTTATCGGGCATTAAAAAGATACCACCACTGTTTACATTATGATTAACATCTATCTTATCTACTTTACTGACCCCTACTCTATCTAGTAAAGTCTGTGCGGCAGTTAGCTTATTAGCGGCTTGCACTACAGGCTTTTTAGATTCCATAATTTCAACAACTTTAAAAGCCGCTTTAGGGGCAGAGTTAGCTAGTATCTCTTGAGTGAGTTCTAGTATCTCAGACTTTAAAGTCTTTACAACATGATGATAATGACTAGAATAACCTGCAAGCTCTGCGGCTTTCTTTGCATCACCTTGAGTATCTACAAGATGAGTAAGGAAAGACTGTTGCTTTTCCGTAAGTTCTCTTTTAGTTGATGTTTTGTTTACACTTGGTAATATAGCCATGAATCTAGTATACAGTTCTATTTCAAGATTGTCAAGTTTAAATTAAGACTTGACAAAAGTGGATTTGAAGTGTACAATAATATTGTGGTCCCCCACGGTCAATATAGACAATCCCTTGTCATCATTCTGATAAAACAATCACCTCAAATAAATACTTCCTAGGCTATGAAACTTTATAGGTTTTAGTGTCGGGGCGTTAACTAGTTCTGGTTAATGGGTTGTGCGTTATAAAATGTATAACCATGCTATAGATATATAGGGTAGGGGGAGTGGTCTCCTGCCACCCCCTGAGTAGCCTGAGAGAGGTGGTCACAATAGACCATCAGTGTCATCCAAACTCTGAAGCTTGGAAGACTTCAAAGCTATCCTGTCTAAAGTAAATCTATACCAGTACCTTCCGAACTTTCTTAGTGAAAAGCTCTTGAAGTCTACCCAAGCAAACCTCTGTTCTTCAGCTAGTCCTAACTTGAAAGCCTTCACGAATGCAGTATTCTAACATAGACCGAGAGTCTTTGTCAAACTTATAGCCTAATTAATTAACGTGCGTGAAGCAGTGAAGTCTTTCTTTCTCGAAAGCTCTCAACATGTATTCCCCATGCTTAACTAGAAAGCTTTATGAATCGTTGAACACACAGCACTGTACGCCTTCCAAGCAGTCAAAGACACATCCCCAATGGCTCGACACCACAATCAGTCTTTGTGTGGCTCAGCTATGCGTGTGAAGCCCGTAAGTTACGTTGTTTGGTCATTAGCCTCACACTTTTCCCCTAACAATTTCTGGTTTACAGGAACATAAAGATTTTAAAGCCACAAATGTTTACAAGTAAAACTTTTTATTACGCTAAAGCTTCATAAAAACTCAAGCATTTGCAACTTTAAAATCTTTATGTTTTAATCCTGTAAAGAAATTATAAGGAGAAAAGCATGATTCTAATAACTTACTCAAACAACGAAACTTTCGAGTTTCCCTCAGTTTCAATAGCCGAGATATCCACACAAATCCTAAACGATTGTGATATCAAGCCATTGGGAATTAAGTGCGAAGACGCACTTGACTTTAACCGCTTGCAAGACTACATTGCTGGCATTCAACAATCCATAAATCTTAGGAGATAATCATGGAAAATACATTCGATATAAACGCTTTCGACAAAGAAAGACTTCAAAGCCCTGCTTCATTCAAGCAATGTCAGGGATTAGGCTACAAGTTCGCCAAAGACCAGAAGACTGGCTCTATGAACTGGAGACTGCAAAAGCAGATTCAGGGTTGCTTATACGGACTAGCTAAAGAACAGAGGTTCACTTTCAAGAAAGCAAACGAGCTTTTCACTAAGAAAGTTCTCCCTAAAGCGTACTTTGATAAGATAGATTTATATCTTAAAGAGAATAGCTAACCTAAAACCCTTCCAAGCTACAGAGTTTGGAAGGTTTTTTTATGTCTATTGTTCCCTTAGAAGACAGGCTACTTGATAATGATGAAGGCTTTTTATGGGGGTTCTAGTCGACCACTCCAAAGAAATTAATTAAACTTAATTAAGTAATTTAAGACTCGAGCTTACGGTTGGTCGGTTGGTTGAGGGAGCTTTTTAAATTGGTCGGTTGGTTGAGGGCGTATTTAAGTTAAAATACAGGACAAATGTGCTAATTTAAGTTAAAAAATGTAATTTATTTACAAAAAAGTTTGTATTTATTTTAATATTATGTTAAATTATTAAGTTTTTTTAGTTTTAATATTATAAATATATCTTAAATTAGGTAAATGCTTGACAGGTTTGTCGGCTTGGGGCATGATGGTCGGGTCAGCAAGGGATGTTCCTTGTAAAACAAAGTAAGGAGATATAAAAATGAGAGAATTATTAGAAGATATTAGGGATACACTTCAGTATATTGTAGATAGTGAAGAATGGGAAACACTACAAAGTGGTTCAAGTGCTAAATATGATATTGAAAGCATCGATAACAAGTTAAAGGAGTTAGCACAATGATAGTTTTTAATTACAAAAGCAAGAAAGAACTTAAAGAAAATATCGGCAATCGTTTAAATTACATTGAAACTAGCATGTTTGGAGACGAATATGTATCAAATGGTGTATTAACTGGAGCAAATAGACCTCA